GGCAGGCGCATACTGGAACGGTCGGTAAGGGGCGATGCCCTAGCAGAAATTTTCGGCGCCCGCAAGTCTTGCGCACGCCCCCCGAGTAACACGGTCCGGGGTACCCGGACGGGGGGCGTGAGTGTAGGAATAGAGTCCCGGAATAGAGGCTAGATAGGTAGAAGGAAGTGAAGCATGTTTTGTCTGTGACGATTTAGGGGGTGCGTCCTGTGGGAGAGGAGCTTGAGCATGTTTGTCACAAACAATACAGCTAGAAAATATTTCATAAAAAATTTGCATAAAAAAATAGCCAAGGTATAATAATATCTCATAAAAAGGAGGCACAACATGAAAGATGAAAAACCTTTACTAGCGGATGGATTCGACAGCGCTGTCTTGGGCCTGAGCCGTGGTTCGTGGGGCGCGGACGTTGTGGTGTACAGCATAGACCGTTGTATTGACGTTTTGGTCCAACGAGACGGAATGACGGAGGAGGAAGCGATTGAGTACATGAATTTCAATGTTCTTGATGCGTTTATGGGTCCTATGACGCCTATTTTTGTGTACGAGATGGATGCTGCGGCGATAAATGAGTATGCTGACGCGGTTTAAGGATCACGGCCCACGGGTCAGGGAGTAGGATTTGACGACGGTATCCGGTTCGACAGACGAGCAGGTTCTGAAGCTTGAGTTGAGATTGGCTCAGCTAGAGCGTTTAGAGTCATGTCAGAATAATTTTTTGGATTTTGTGAAGGCTGTTTGGCCTGAGTTTATTGCGGGTGAGCATCACAGGATTATTGCTGATAAGTTGGAGCGTGTAGCGCGGGGCGAGCTCAAGCGTCTGATAGTAAATATGCCTCCTCGTCATACTAAGAGTGAGTTTGCGAGTTTTTTGTTTCCGGCTTGGATGGTTGGAAAGAATCCTGCGATGAAGATTATCCAGGCGACGCACACCACGGAGCTTGCTGTAGGTTTTGGCCGTAAGGTGAAGAACCTGCTAGAGCGGGAGGATTATCTTGAAATATTTCCTGAAGCGAAGTTGGCGGCGGATTCTAAGGCCAGTGGTCGATGGGATACTGCTCGTGGTGGTATGTATTATGCTGTTGGTGTTGGTAGTAATCTTGCTGGTCGCGGGGCTGATTTATGTATTATTGACGACCCGCATTCTGAGCAGACGGCTATGTCAAATGCTGGGTTTGACGACGCCTGGGACTGGTACACAGGGGGACCAAGACAGCGTCTCCAGCCGGGAGGATCAATCGTATTGGTAATGACCCGTTGGAACGAGAAGGATTTGACGGGGCAATTGATCAAACAGATGACGCGGGACGAGAAAGCGGACCAGTGGGAGGTGGTTGAGTTCCCGATGGAGCTTCCTTCTGGCCAGCCTGTGTGGCCTGAGTACTGGTCCTTGGACGATTTGACGGCGGTAAAGGCGTCGATTCCGCCGAACAAGTGGAATGCGCAGTATCAGCAGCAGCCTACGGGCGACACGAACGCAATTTTGAAGCGAGAATGGTGGCAGATTTGGGAGCACGACAAGGTTCCTAAGCTGGAATACATTATTCAGAGCTACGATACGGCATTTAGTAAGAAGGAGACGGCCGACTACAGCGCAATTACCACCTGGGGCGTTTTTTACCCGGACGAAGGGACGCAGCCTAACCTAATTTTGTTGGATTCGAAGAAGGGTCGGTGGGATTTCCCGGAGTTAAAACGGATTGCGTACGAGGAATTCAAGTTTTGGGACCCTGAAACGGTCATAATTGAGGCGAAAGCCACGGGTATGCCTTTGACGCACGAATTGCGCAATATGGGAATTCCTGTGGTAAACTTTACGCCTTCCCGCGGCAATGATAAAGTCGCAAGGGTAAACAGCATCTCTCCGCTTTTAGAAAGCGGCATGGTCTGGGCTCCTGACACTCAGTGGGCGCACGAACTCATAGAGGAATGTGCTGCGTTTCCGAATGGTGAGCATGACGATTTGGTGGATAGTACCACGCAGGCGTTGATGCGGTACCGCCAGGGGAACTTTGTACAGCTCCCGTCTGACGATTGGGAGGACGAGGATCACGACTCACGGACCTTCCGTTACTATGGGTGAGGTTGACCCTAAACGGTTAGAAGAATTCATGCAGCTTAGCCAGAAAGATCAGGCAGGTTGTTTGAATAACATATCCGACAGGTATATCCGAGAGTTGGTGATTAAGGAATTGTTCGGCGCAGAAGGCTGGCCTGGGGGTAGGACTCCGGGAGGTCTTTTGGTTACAAGCGCCGTGGAACATGCAATTAACGCATTCTCCGAGTCACCTCTGGGTAACAGAAAGGAATAACACCATGTCGAGTTTTTACAACCGTGACGCTATGGCGGACCTCATGTCTTCTTTGGCGACTTCTGCGTTAAACGCTCAGATACCTGGGGCGTCAGCCGTACAACAGGCGGCACAAGGCGTAGGGTTTACTAATCGCGACGGTGGGGGTAGGTCAGGCGCAGTAAGCGCGGGCGATGCAGGTAAGTCTAACGTAGGGATGCAGTACATCAATCCTGCCTACACTGCTCAAGGAAGAATTACACCCTTTGCCACTACTGCGGATACTAGTTCTTCTACGTCTCAAGGTCCCGATTTATTTCAAGCGCTATACGACATGGGCGCTTTTGACACGCAAAACGTTTTACCTCTAGACCCATCGAGTTTAGACACGACGGGTGGTTATGGCTTTTCTGTTGGAGACATAGGGTCAAACGCCAACCTAACGGACGCAATACCTACGGTAACAACGCCAGGTTTCTCCATAGGCAACATGGATCCGACACAATCGGGAATCGGGATTGGTACCACACTGACACCTGTTTACAACACGTCTACCTTGGACAACATGGGTTTTCAGCTAAGCCCGGGCTCCGCGTTAGGAAGCAATCTTAATTTTGACACGTTAAACGGCTCAACCATGGGCCCTTTTCAAGACAATTCTGATATTGAGGAGATCAGCGTAACGGGTCAGCGGCTTGATCAAGGCAACACGCTTAATGTACCTACGCTAACTTCACTAAATACTAATCTAGACTTAGGTGGCGGCGACAGCGGCGAGCAAAGACAACCCGACGAAGACCCGAGTAATTTTGAAGAGATCCTAACAACCGGTGTTAAAAACGCAGCAAATACGTTGATTCCGGGTTTACCTTTATTTACAGGTGCTTACGATTTTATAAAAGATCTCCCCGAAGGGGACTTTACGCCGGAAGAGTTGGACACGTTAAACGCGGCCTCTGACGCGGCAAATGTTTACGTTGACCCTGAGCCCACTTACCAAGAAGGTGGCACAGGAACTACAGCAGGCGTTGGAGGTGTAAACGTACCTGGTCTGGGCATTGGCTCGTTAGGCGGGAGCCGTGGGTTTGTAGGCACGCAGGATGTTCTTGTACCGGCAACCGGTCAGATGGGTAGCATTTATTCTATTCGTCCGGGTGACACGCGGGGCAGGTTTGCTGCACCGGCGTACGTGAACCCTTATGCGGATGTCGCGGCGGTTGATACGCCACTTCGTTCAGGGTTTGTTCCGGCGGCTCCAATAGCCGCGGCCCCTGGCACAAGCGTCACGGACCAAGGCTCACAGACCACGGGACAAGTAGCAGGAACAGCCTCGGATGTTGCAACGTCTAGGGCAACGCCCCAAGACATACTGGCTAACATCAATGCTGAAGATGGCTTTTCTAGAAATGAGCAACAGCAGATAGCAGACTTGCTAGGCAGTGGCGACATCGGCATTGGTAATGTGACGCAGCAGTTTGATGTTGAATCGGGAGACGTGGTAGAAGGTCTGTTACGCGGTGGCTTCCAAACACCTGAGCAGCTTACTGAAATGATTCGTGGCTATGGCAACGAGGGTTTCCAAGAGCAGGATTTGATTGCCGACCTGTTGAATCAGGGTCGTACCACGCCGGAAGAAGTGGCGGGTTACTACAGCGCAAATAGACCGGAGTTTGCTGATTTAACGCCTGAAGCTGTTACAGGGTATTTGGATCAAATTAACACGCAGCGCTTGCAAGATCTAAGCGACGTGGAAGTAGGCAAGCTGATCGATAGCGGTGAAATGACGCCGGGTCAAGCGGTAGAAATATATCAAAGCCGTTACCCTGGTTTAAAAGAATCTGACGTGATGGCGTCTTTGAACCAGATGAAGTCTCAAGGTATGTTTGCCATGGGCGGCGTTGTTGAAAAAGCGGACGGCATAGAGTCTTTGCTAGACAAACGGCAGCAAGCCGTCAATCGTATGCTTAGCAGAAAAGCGGTCGCTCAGTTTCGAGACGGAGGACCCGTTGTAAAAAAGCCTTTAGCCCCCGCTAATTTTGCAGGGGGTGGAATTGCCACCAAGCTTATCCAGAAGGGTGCGGAGATGCTTGGTTTTGATGATGCGCGCCAGATAGAGATTACCCGTGAAGCGGTGGATCTGACCAACCAAATGGTAGACGCCGGTCTAGTTGACCCTAAGTTCCGCGTTAAGTTGCGTATGCCCACATCCGGTGAGCCCTCTACTCGGCAGAACACCGGTATCGAAGGTGACGAAGAAGTTTTTAACGCAGTTAATCATGCGTTGTTTTCCTACCATGCAGGTAAGAGTCCTCTAGCACGTGCGGGCTCGCAGGCCAAAGAAATCTACCAAGGGATTCGTCTAGCGGGCGCGGGCAAAGACCCGGGGTCCGAGAGCCTTGATTACTTCAACAACATGTTTGGTTTTGATTTAGCGCGTCAGGGTTTGAGTCCTGAGGAAGCGAAGAGCGCGATTATCGACAACATAGCCAATATAGATAACAAGGGTGCGCTGTCTCGGTTGAGGGCAGGCGAGCCGTTGGTTGCGGGTAAAGACTTGAGCCGCACGGCTGAGGACATTCGTGGTTCTGGACCGGACGTAAGTGCGTTTGACGTGCTTGCTGGGGTGCAGGGTCTTAAAGACGGGGGTCCACCCGAGAAAGTTCCTGCTTCTGTCTTAGAGGGCCGCGGTAGTTTTTATGGCACTCCCTATCGTGAAGAGCCTAAAGTAGACACGGGCCTAGATAACCTTACTTTGCAACAGCGCTTGGATCAGGCAACACCTCTCGAGCAGTACGCTTATGAATTGTTGGGATTAGAGCCGGGGTTAGATCGCACCCTGGCACCTGTCGCAATCAGGCGGAGCGGTGAGAAAGAAGCGGCTTTCCCTTCTTTCGCTTACGACTTTTTAAAGTATGCGCTGGCTCCAGGCGCCGCTCTCAGCGGTAGGCAAGTCACGCCTGAAGAGACCATTGAACTTGCTATGGAAACCATGGGCGGCGGTGCGGCTATGCCCGGCGTAGATATCGGTGCAGACGTCATGGCTGGTATGGCCGCTAAGCCCAAGGGTGGCGTGTTTTTCCCGGCATCATATGAGAGCAAAGAGTTTTTAGGTAACGCCGATTATACTTTTTTAGACGCAGGGCAAGAAACCATACCTTTAGAATACGGTTATCAATTAATGCAGAGAGGTATGGACCCAAAATTAGCGGATATAGTTGAATCTCGCGCAGAAAATTATTTCAAAAAATTATTTGGTACGGGTTCGGACCCTTTAAAAATAAAAATATTAGAAGGACAAATTGACCCCGATGTTTATGCAACTGAAACTAGAATTCCGGAAAAAGTGTTAAAACAAGCTAGAGAAGATTACGCTGCGTCAAAAACAGATCCTAGTAAAGCTAATTCTCCAAGCTTATTACAATTTGAAAAATTGTATGATCAGGCAACCAGGTTAACAGCCGAAGCTTCTGGGCCTGCCGGTAAAGCTCCACAAGACCTGGCTTCTTTAAAAATGCTTGAAGAAGGAGTTCCGCTAGAAGCTCAAAACCCGCCGTATACTTACGTTATAGATGATTTTGAAATGACGGATGAAATATTAGAAAATCCGACCATAGCCAGAGCTGTAGAACAAGGAGAAATTATTTACGACATACAACCGGGAGAGTTGAACAAAGGCTCTTTAAAGATATTACTCCCCGACCCCGAAAAAATCGAAGGTATAATGTCGATACCTCCTAATAAATTAAAAAACATGTCTTTTCCGGAGATGATTGCGTTTGTTGAAAAAAATGTTACGGGCGCAAGCAGGAAAAAAAGAAATTATGAGCAATCTTTAATCGCGCACCAAAAAGAAAACAATATTAGAGCAGGTAGGACGGACCCTGAAATTGTTATGAAACAACCTCTCCCTGAACCTGACTTGTTACTTAAACAAGGTGTTGAACCGGTAGTAGATTCTTCTAGAAACAACGGTTGGTTTAGGATAACGGACCCAGATTACACCACGCTAGAGGGTCTATTAATGAATCACTCTGTTGGGGGCTATGCAAGATCTAAGCCGTACGGGGTGTACGCTTTCCAGCAGGGCGTAGATGCTCGTCAAAAATTCATAGACGGCGAAGTACGCGTATTTTCTTTAAGGAACAAAGAAACAGGACGACCTAGCGTGACGGTAGATATGGACTTCAGCGATCCGGATAGACCCAAATTCCATGAAGTAGAAGGTCCGTCTAATGCAGACCTAACGCCACAAGAATACGACGATCTGTTTACTTTGTTTGATTCTGTGGGAGTGTTTGTAGATGATCTACCTATGCATTTAAAAGACTTGTACCGAAACTTTAGAGAAAAAGGCACGGCAGACGCTAAAACATACTTTGGCCTTACTCCCGATGTATAATATGTTCCACGTGGAACATTAACGAACCGCAAAGGTAATTAAAATGGCAAACGGTGACAGCATAATGCCCATGATGGAGCGTCGGGAGGACCCGATAGACTTATCCATTGAGGATCAAGTAGAGATTGCGGTACCTGGTGCAATGGAAAACATGGCTCGAGAGGGTCTTGACATCGAAATCACCGAAGATGACGAAGGCGGCGTGGTCATTGACTTTGACCCATCTATGCGCGACGTCGATGAAGGCGACTTTTTCCGCAATTTGGCCGAAGAAATTGACACAGGAATCCTTGGATCCGTGGCCAACGAGCTCATGGGGGAGTTTGATGCCAACAAATCCTCTCGCCAGGAGTGGGAAGACACGTACCGTGATGGTCTGGAGCTTCTTGGTTTCTCTTACGAAGAGCGCACACTGCCCTTCAGAGGCTCTACAGGGGTCACACACCCGCTTTTAGCCGAAGCCGCCACTCAGTTCCAAGCTCAGGCGTTTAACGAGCTGCTGCCCCCTGACGGGCCTGTACGTACGTCTGTGATAGGTGCCCCTACTCGAGAGAAAGAACAGCAAGCACGGCGGGTAAAAGAGTTCATGAACTACTACATCACTAACGTGATGGAGGAATACACCCCTGAATTCGACCAGATGTTGTTTTATTTGCCCTTGGCAGGCTCTACTTTCAAGAAAGTTTACTTCGATGAGGCCCTAAACCGCGTTGTAAGCAAGTTCGTGCCCGCTGAAAACCTTGTTGTGCCTTACGAAACAAGCAGTTTAGAGACTTGTCCGTGCATCGCGAACGTTATTTCGATGCCTTTGAACCAATTGCGCAAGCTTCAGGTGTCTGGATTCTATTTAGACGTCCCCGTTTTACCCGGTCAGACCGATACGAACGAAGTTACGGACGAAATGGACAGAATTCAGGGCGTCCAAGCCTCAAATGTCGACTATGACGTGACTTTGTTAGAGTTCCACGTTGAATTAGACCTTGCAGGGTTCGAGGATACTGACGGAGATGGGGAAGAGACAGGAATCAAACTGCCTTATATCGTAACCATCGTTGAAAACAGCGGAGTTGTGCTGTCCATTCGCCGTAACTACGCCGAGGACGACGAAGATCGCAAGAAAATTCAATATTTCGTTCACTACAAGTTCCTTCCTGGTTTTGGTTTCTATGGTTTGGGTCTAATCCACACTATTGGCGGCCTATCAAGGACGGCCACAGCGGCTCTCAGGCAGCTTATCGACGCTGGTACGCTATCTAACCTTCCCGCAGGCTTTAAAGCCCGTGGAATGCGAATACGGGACGATTCTGAGCCCTTACAACCGGGAGAATTCCGTGATGTAGATGCTCCAGGCGGCGCTATTCGAGATAGTTTGATTCCGTTGCCATTTAAAGGCCCAGACAGCACGCTATTCCAGCTCTTAGGCTTTGTTGTACAAGCCGGACAGCGCTTTGCCACGATTACTGACCTAAAAGTAGGTGACGGTAACCAGCAAGCGGCGGTCGGCACGACAGTAGCCATGCTTGAGCAAGGTAGCCGGGTCATGAGTGCGGTCCACAAGCGCCTGCATTACGCTATGCGGCAGGAATTTAAGCTCCTGACACGTGTAATGCACGAATCTCTGCCACAGGAGTATCCGTTCTCCGTAGAAGGCGGAGATGAGACCATTATGGCGTCTGATTTTGACGATCGTGTGGACGTAGTACCTGTATCTAACCCCAACATCTTCTCGCAAGCACAGCGTATTGCTTTGGCTCAGGCACAGCTACAGATGGCTACGCAAGCGCCTCAGATGCACAACATGCATGAAGCTTTCCGCCGCATGTACGACGCGTTGGGTGTTAAGGATGTAGATAAGTTGTTAAATCAACCTGCTACATTGGAACCGATACCCAAAGACCCTGCGCAAGAGAACATCGATGCGCTGGATAACGTGGACCTTAAAGCCTTTGATGGCCAGAACCACGATGCGCACATTGTATCACACTTGTTGTTCAGTGCGTCGCCTATAGCGGCTCAGACTCCGTCTATCATTGCTTCGTTGCAGAAACACGTAACTGAGCATGTCAAGATTAAGTCTGAAGAAATGGCCATGATGCAGTTTATGCAGCAAAGCCAGGGACAACCGCCTACCG